TAGCCAAGAAGGTTCAGAATATAATATATCGCAATCGTTATATTCGTCCGGCAAACCTTTTGTTATATCGTGTTGAAAAACTAAACTATTATCGCTTTTATATCTGTCAAGTTCTTTACTTATATGTAATTCGTCATTTCTAAAACTATAATATTTCATTGCCTATATATTTTACTGCCCTTCCTATTGAATGTCCGAGTGTTGATTTGTCGCCTATATGTTCAAATAGTGAAGGCGTTAATATTGTGTATTCTTTATTCATATCTACTATTGCGTCTTGTATTACTACGTCCCAATGTTTTTGTCTTTGTTTTGTCATTACTTTTTTTCCTATTTTTTCATACCAATTTTCGATATAATCCGGCAAATGTTGTCCGTTTATATATATAACGGCTTGGTCATATAATCCTCTTTTTTGACATTTAGTTATATAACCTCGATTAATATTTATGTCTTTAAACAAATGTCGTTGTCTAGAAAATAAAACATATATATCTCCTTTAGCTTTTTCGTGTATATCTTGCCAATATTGTTTCCATTTAGGTATCGTAATTACATCATCTGTCATTAATAATATTGGTTCGTCTTTTTTTGCATTTTCTAACATTTCTCGAAACATTCTTTTGTAATTCCAAGTATGTCCTTTTCTTTCATAATCAATATATAATTTTACCTCACAATAAGGTTCTATTACTTTTAATAAATCTGCAACGTAATTGTCAAGTCTGCTTTCTACTGTGCATATAGCTGCTTTCATTTTACAGGAACTCTATTAATTATTATGGTATCTTTTAGCGGTTCATCGTCAATTACAGTCCAATATTTATATCCGTTTGCATAAAAATATCTATAATACTTGCCCCACCGCCAATGTTCTTTTGGCTGACTTCTTAAAAAAATAACTACTTTTTCAAACAGACTGTCATTGTTCCAATTCTTTTTTACAGTATATTCGTGCGGTATATTCGGCATAGACTTAGCGAACTGATATTTTTTTGTTGCTAGTATTTTTGCTACCTCTTCTTTTGTCATTTTATTTGTATTTCAAATTCGTGTCCGCATTCCGGACAAATAACCTCGACGTTTTTTGATTCTTTCAACATTTCTACTGCTAATTTTTTAGCTTCCTCTTCTATTTGTTTTTTTGTAATATCGTCATATTGCGTTTCCGGACTTAGACTTGGTTCAAAATCTATTTTGTCCGGTTGCCAAACGTCCATTCCCCATTCTCCAAGTTCGTTCTCATTCCAATCGTTTCCTATAATATCCCAATCCCATTCTCCAAATGATAAATTATCTTTAATAATAAACTCTTGCTTTTCTTTTTCTGATAACGTTTTAACGACTTTTACCGGTACTTCTGTTAATCCGGCTTCCTTAGACGCTTCGAAACGCATATTTCCGCCTAGAATAACATTATTTTCGTCTACAACTATTGGTCGTATTTCTAACATCTTTGGAAACTCTTTAATACTCTGTACTAATTTATTAAATTTTTGTTCTTTAATTAACCTTGGATTGTCTTTATTTGATTTAATTTCGTTTATTTTTAGTTTCATATTATATAATAGATTTTGTTTATGTTTATTTAAAGTCTTCATTAATTCCGCGTTCGCCGGTAACTATTTCCTTTGTTTCTGACCACATTCTATTGCGATTTAACGAATCTTCTGTTCTTATTAGACTTGGCATACCTTCGGCGGGTTCAGAGTCCATATAAAGTCCGCATTCGCATTTAGCTTCTTTAGTAACCCATTTATTATCTACAAGAATAATAGTCGATTTACCGATATACTTTTCTTGACCGCATTCGCATTTATATAGTGCCATTCTTTAATTTGTCATATTTGTTATGTAATTGCTCTAATTCAAAATGTAAGTGATTAATAGCTTTTTTAATGTCCTCTATTCCGCCGTCATCGTGTTTGTTTTTCGATCTGAGTAAATAGGTTACGGCAGTGCCTACATTGTAGCTTAAATCAAAATTAGAGACTACGTCTTTTGCCATATATCCGTTTTTACCTTTGTAGTATTCTGGTATATCCATAATTATTTGTATAAGTTTACTAATGTTTTTATGTTATTAAAACAACTATTTAAACAACTTCCGCAGTTAGTTCCCCAACTATAATTAGTGTTGTAAATATAGTTATGTAATTCTATCATTTTCTTTTTGTCTTTTTGTGTCTTCGCTCTTCCTCCTTTTATTTCCTCCCATAATTTTAACACCTCTTCGACTATTTCCGGCGGTAAGTCTTCCGGTTGTTTCATTTCGGTTGTTCGAGTCCAATACTTTTCCGGACAATCTAACGGCGCAAGTCTAGACTTAATTTTCATAAAACACATACAACGTTTACATTGACCGGTTGGTTTAAAATAATAAACGCAACTTTTACATATATTCATACGTTCTTTATATACCTCGTCTGTAACAAAATATCTATTCATCTATGCTGATTTTAATAAGTTCTCTGACCTTATCTATTGTGTTAAATAGACTATTCCTGCTAATACCGGTTTTTGTCGCTAAACTGTCTAATGTATTTCCTTCATAATAATACAACTCGAATACCTTCTTGTCATACCAATATACCTTCTCTAATGCTACGTCAATCTTTTCTAGTTTTTCCCATTGTTTTATTTCTTCGTCATTAGGTAAATTAAATATGCTTTTCGCATAATTATCCTTTGGACATTGCACCATATTAACTCCGTAAAGGTTTGTGTAATATTTTTTGTATTTATAATAAAAAGGACTCCGTTTGCTTGTAAGCGCTCTATTAAGTACAACCGCGCCATATCTTATGATTCCTTGTTTTCCGTCTTTATCCCATATTTTTTTTAATGTTTCTTTATTCATTGTAAGGAAATAAAGCATTAATTCTTGTACCGCGTCATTTACTTCGGTTTCGTCCGTCGTTAATCCATAAGACATTTTCCTAAAAAAATTTGTAAGCTTTGATATTTCTACATAAATATCAGTCATTTTTTTGCGGTAAAATTTCTTGTAATTCGTCAGTAATTTCGTGTGATAATTCTAATACTAAGGTTCTGTAACTATTAACTCGAAGTTTATTAGATTTTGTTTCAATAGCTGCTAAGAATCCGGTTGACAAAACAGTTATATTAATCGGTATAATACTTAACCAATCCTGCCAATTTCCGGAGTTTTTATTGTTACCATAATTATTATGATAATCTATAATAAGGTCTAAACTATCTATGTAATTTTTGTATCTAGCTTTTGAGGATAAGTCTTCTATAAAGGTTTTATGAGTGTTTATAAATCCTTCAATTAATGTTTCGTGATGTTTACTCGCGAATATCGGACTTTTCATATCGTAATGATATAAAAAAAATTCACATAATACCGAGTTCTTTTTTTAAGTTATTAACAATCGTTTTATAATACATAATTTCTTGCTCGTATTCTACTCGACTCATTTTAACAGTAGTCTTTGCTAAATTATATAAATCTAGACTTGTGTTCTGCCCATAGTCTGCGTCAAGTTTTTCTCCGAATTTCCATTGTTCGCCATATCGAAAAACATTACAAGCGCTACATTGGACTTGACAATTCTGCTCGTTCCAACGTGTTGCTAAATATTTTCTACTTTGAAAATGTCCGCATTGTAGCCTTCTAAAGTCATCTTGTTTTCCGCAAGTATAACAAGTCGCTATTCCTCCGTCGTAAGCGTTGCGCAGTCTAATATAAAGGCTGAACCATTTATCGAGTTCTTTTTTAAGTTTACTTACGGACTTCATAACCAAGGTCTGTTCTCCATTTATCTTGCATAATTCCTTTTCTTATATAATATTTTTGACCTCTAAGTTTTGGATTTTCTTCTTGTAATTTTGCTCTTACTCGCTTAATACTTGGCGCTTTTGTCAATTTACCTTTTGCGTATAATTGGAAAAAGGTTGTAACATTCATTTTAAATGGTACAATATTCATAGCTTCTATTTCGCGGAACCATATATGACAACATAATCTGTCGTCATTATCTCTTAATTCCGGTACGTCTGTTATTAAATCTTTGACTTTTTCTTTTGTGTTCATTTTAATAGTTTTTGTGATTGATAAAAAGGTACTTCCTTGGGGTCTTTCCCCATTGTTCTAACTTGATATGTAGCGTCGTTAATTACTTGTTTATGTTTTATAATCCATTTATAAAATGTTCTAATATTTAAAAACGGCTCGAAGTCTCCGAACCTTACTCCTTGCCTAAACGCTTCTTGTATTTGTTCTATGGTCATTTTATTAAATCTATTCTCGATTAATAAATCTTCTGCTAATATCGACGTAAGCGACGCCATAGTCTTGCCGTCTGTTTTTAATCCGAGTTCGATATTTGTCCTTGCAACTAGGTCGTATAATTTATGTTTTAAATCTTTTGTATTATAATCTATTATACGCATTGTATTGCTTCTTGTATTAATTGATAAAACTCTTCCGGATTCTCTTCTTGCCAACGCTCTAATTCTAGATCTGTTAATTCGCGACCTTTTTCTGCATAGCTTAAATATGCGTCGCAATATTTAGGGTGGTCTTCTAATTTTATATTATCTATTGTGTAGTTTTGTATTTTCATAGTAATTCTTTTCCTTTTATATATTCGTTTAATTGTTTATCGACTTTATTATTATTGACCTCACGACGCTCCCACGTCCTTACAGACGCCTTCCAATCACGCATTTTAGTTCTTCCGACCTTCCACCCTTTAGACTCGTAAAAGTCGCAGAATGACGCGCTATCGACGTTATTGTTTCGTTCTTTACAATATTGCTCGACTTCTATTAATGAAGGTTTCACAAAACGCTTATTACTATCTGTAAGATTATTATTAATTATAGATGTATTAATATTATCTGTATCTTTTTTGATACAAGGGTTGTTAACTATTGTTATATACCTATGTAATATTTGTTTACTACCTTCTTTGTAAACTACTTTTCTAAATATGTGATTATTGACTTCTAACTGTTTGAGCCATTTCTGTATCGATACGCGACTAACGTTGTAAAGGGTTGCAAAATAATTTGTACTCGCTATACATTTACCATTCATATTGCATAGCGCCGTAATTTCCGCGTATAATAGTTTTGCGTTCGGCGTTAAGGTTTCGTCGTATCTTACATTTGCCGGTATTATAGCGTAGTAACTTGGCTTATTGGTCATTTTATTTCGAGTTTAAATAAATAATCTCTGAGTATAAATTTAATAATTTCTATTTGATTAGAGAAATCTACATAAGACGTAGGTATAATAACCTGTGTTTGTCCGGAAGTTACTAAGATTGATATTTCTGCCTTTTCGCTTAATTTTACTCCGTTGCTAAATATGTATCTTTTCATTTCTCGTTTATCCTTAAATACTTTTTTACTCGATATTTCTTTTTTATATTCTTTGTAAATCTTATTAAAAACAGATCGATACTTTTCCCAACGTATATTTGCTTCGTGATTAACTTCGTAATGATTAATTAATGTCCGGTCTCTATTTATACCTTCTGCAATAATTGTTTTATGTAACCCTTGTTCTTTTAAAGCTATTATACTTGCTACCATACGAGGTATTTGGTATTTGTGTTCTCGAGTCTTATAAGATAGTGAACCCTTACGCAACCCCATAACTTTCGTTGTGAGGTCGCATATGGCTTTAAATTCGTCTTTTTCTGTCATAATTAAAATGGCATATCGGTTTTGTCATCGTCTGACGTAACAAATTTAGACGAATCTTTTTCTAATACTTTTGCGTCGTATATACTCCACCCGTTTATATTGTGATAAAACTTGCCGTTATATTCTCGACTGTTAATGTAACAAGCGACCTCAACATAATCGCCTACATTTCTTTTTGCTAGACGACTAATTCTCTCTTCGCCCATAACTGTTATAACTACTTCCGGATAATGTAAATCTCCTTGGTCTAGTTTAAACATTTGTTTTTGTTTTTCGCCGTATTTTGTTTCAATAGTTTCTACGTCGTAAATTTGCACGATAGTTCCTGTAATGTGTATCATTTTTATTTGTTTAAGTTAGTATTAATTAGTTCTTCTAGTTTGTCTTTTTGCGTTTTTGTTAGTTTATAACTTTGCATTCGCTTTTTAACTAAATCTGCTTTTCCTTCGCCGATTGCGATAATCATAGCTTGATATTTACTTCCGGATAACTTTTCTTTTTCCTTTGGTTTATCTTGCTCAATAGCATATTTAACCTCTTCTGCACTAGCTATACTGTTATCTATGCCAATACCTAAGTTGCCTAATGCTCTTCCGTTCGCTGACGTCTCGCAATTCTCTATAAAAGACGTTTTATTAACTCCTACTTTTGTTAATATTTCATAAGCAATACCGGTCGATATTGCATAACCGATATCGTTATGTACTGTTGATTTTATAACGCACCTGTTTTCTGTTAATTCTAATATTTCTGACGTTAATGACCAATCTTTATAATGTTCTCTAAAATACTTTATGCGTTCATTAACCTCGACATACTCTTTTCCGTGAATGTTTATTGTTTTCATATCTCTTTTAAATATTTGATTAGTGTTTCTTTTATGTATTCTAATTGTTCTTGATTAATCCATTTTAAAAAGTCGGCAGAATCGAACCATATTGTAAGGTCTTGTCCTGTTTCGTCTTCGCCTCTTAGACAAAATTCGTCTTTATACGCTTGGAATGTATTAATCTTGTATAATCTTCTATGCTCTTCCATTAGTATAGTCCTATTATTAATGGTTTGCCGGTCTCTCTGTATAACTTTTTGTATCGTTTAAGCGACTTTCTGACTTTTTCGTTATGTTCTTCCGGATTGTCATATAAATCGTAATAGAACGAATCTTTTGACTCGACCTCGTAATTGTAACATTCGTCTAAATATATCGATTTGCCTTTCATATAGTCCTCACAAGCTTGGTCAATCTCTTCTTGTGTTCCGTATATTCTAACGCTAATATCGTTATTTTTTAGATCTGTATAATATCGTCCTGTAATAGCGTCTTGTTTAGACTCGCTTGAATATACGCCATAAATCGAGTTACTTTTAAAGTGAAAGTCTTGTGCTAATAGTTCCATTGTGTAACGTTTTTAAAGTGATAGTATTCTTGTTTCATATTGACGAATAAATCTATTACGTGTTCGTCTAATTGTTTTTCTAATAGGAACTCCCGTTCCTCCTCGCTTAATACCTTTAGAATGGCTAATAATGAGCCGTTTACTTTATTTAGCCATAACGGGTTTTCTTCTATTACGTTAAGTATAGACTTTACTGCTTCGTCTTTGTTCGTTGCTTCTAGCATAGTGAAATTTGATTTCATATCTTTAGTTTTAGTGATTTCTATTGTCGGATTATTTATGTCCGAAGTGTTTAAAAAAATTTTCATATCTTTATTGTAATTGGTTAATAGATTCTTGTATCTGTTCGTCTGTTAGTATATCGTTCCAATAGTCGTCGTATATCTTAGTGTCTTGTAAAATTTCTTCGCCTTTAATATATACAAACATATTGACTACTTTTTCCGGATTACTTAGGTCTGTAGTAACTTCGCCAAAATGCCATTTCTCGTATTCTTTGATTTCTCTAATAGCTTCGAATGTACCGACGTTCTCTTCTAACCAAACTTCTGCTTGATATGTACCTATAATATAATAATCGGTGTTAAATAATTTGTGATGTACGTCTGTTGCTTCGGGGTTTGTGCCTTTTAGGGCGTGGAGTCCTTCGATAGTATAATCGATTAACTCTTCTTGATAATTTGTTTTCATAATTTTTCTTATTGGTTATGGTACAAAGATATAAAAAAAAATTAATATTCACAACTTTACTCACAAAGTTATTAACAAAATATATGTTTATAAGTGATTGACTACAAAGGCATTAATAGGTTGATAGGAAGCGTTCCATTTTCTAAAACAACGCCACAACCTATTGCGGGTTTTTTGCCGTATTTAGCGTATGCCATAGCGTAGCTAGTAAAGTCGATACCGCAACCGACTTGCATACCAAAGACTCTATACTTACGACCTACAAAATGTTGGCACCCTGCTAAGGTATGCATATGACCTTGTACAGTATTCATAAGGTCTGCTCGACATTTATTATAAGCTTGACCTCCTTCGCCGTGTATGTATTGTACATTATCTTGTTCGTATCGTTCTGTAAATATCCAATTAGGTACTTCTAAAACGTCTTGGTATGACTTAATCCATTTAGAAGGTATCGCGGAAGTTTGACTCTTCCTCATAATCATTCTATCGTGATTTCCTATTATAACAGTCGCGTCCGGAAAAACTTTGTACCACCTTGCAATCCTTTGAATAGAAAGTTCCAACTCATCAGCACCACCCATCCCGTCAGCAGAAGTTTCGTGATA